GCACCTGTAGGATTACCACCTTTTAGTTTGTATAGAGACGGAAGAAGCGTTAAGATATTACTACCGCAAGACACAGGTGTGGCTGGGCTTAGTGCAACAGCATCTGTAGGTAGTGTAACAGTTACTATTGGATAAATTATGGATTTTAAAACAGCTTTTAATATAGTTTATGGCAGAGACCCTTTACCGAGTGATGCTAGTAAGAGCATGTATGACCAAGGAGCTAGTGTAATTGCGGCTGCTCAAGCTATACAAGAAACAACAGAACCGTCTACAGTAGATAAAACCAGTAGTGAAGAAGCAATTAATCAATTATATCTTGACGAGTTTGGTAGGCCTGCAAGTCAAGAGGAATTAAATTACCACATTGATAGATTTGGTGCGGAGTTAGATGCACAAGAATCTGCTGACTTGACTGGTGAATTGATTAGGTCAGTTGGAGATACAGCAACAGCAGAAGCAGATACAACAACAGCAGATACAACAACAGCAGATACAACAACAGCAGATACAAAAGCAGAAGGTTCAAGCGAAGACAAAGTTGGGGTAACCGAAGAAGGAGTTAAAAGGCTTTATGAAAACGTTTTACTTAGAGACCCTAATAACATAACTCAAGGTGAATTAGATTATTACACGGGTAAGACTCGTGCAGATATTTTAAAAGGTTTTAGAAGTTCTGAAGAATTTTTTGGCCCCAGAGCAGTTAAACAAGTATATCAACAAGTAGTTGGACGTGCTCCTAATGCAGAGGAAGTTGGTTATCATTTGGGTAATTATGGGGCTAACGTAAGTAGTTTAGAAAAAAGAGATTTAGCTGATCAATTAAGAGGGGAACAGCTAGATAATTTTAATAGGCAATTAGGTATTGCAGCCCCACTATATGGTGCAGGAAGGATTAAAAGGCAAGACGCCTTAGATTTTTCTAATTTTAACAAAGCTCCTACAAACGCAGGTATTTCAAGATTAAGACCAATACCTAATTACGGAAAAAACACTGCTGAGAATATAACACGCTTATACCAAGCAGAAACTGGAAGAACTCCGAATCAAGAAGAGATTGATTTTTATACTGGGCAATACGGTGAAAACATAGATCCTAGTGAAGTTCTACAATTTCGTGAAGCACCAGAAGCTCAAACTTTCCAAGACCGTCTTGGCGGTGCGGTAATACAGCAACCATTTACGGCTCCCACAGATGTTCTTCAAAGAGTAGCGTATGATCCTGAAGCCGAAGGTGTTGGTCCTACTATGGCTGATGTGTTTGGGTATGAGGCGTACAACCCTACTACGTCCCCAGAAGAACTTGCTGCACAAGACCGAAGAGCTGCGGATATAGCTGCGTTCACGGGTGATGAAGCTATGGAAGGTGTGACACCTTCAATGATAGACGCTGGAATTGCTTCTGTTCCGGGTCTTAATAAAGGTGGTGAAGTTGATAACATGGGACTTCAAGGTTTAGGACAAAAAATGGCAGCTTATGGTAGATACGGAGATACTATGTTAGCTCACATAAGTCCTGAAGAAGCTATGATGTTAAAAGCTATGGGCGGTTCCGGTACAAGAAATCCTGTCACAGGGTTACCAGAGTTTTTCCTTAAAAAAGTATTTAAAATTTTTAAAAGCATCCTTCCCGCTGCTGTTGCAGTAGTAAATCCTCCTTTAGGTGCAGCTCTTGCAGCCGCAGATGCTGGGTTTAAAGATGGTAAGTTTAATTTAAAGAAAGCTGCATTAGCTGGAATAAAAACTTATGCTCTCTCTAAAGTAGGGCAAAAAATATCAGGTGTAGAAGCCACTCCTACTGCTGGAGATGTTGGTATGCAAACAATTGGTAAAGACACTACTCCGTTTTTGAAATCGGCTACTGCCCCCAGCATAGGAGATCAATTAACTCAACCTCTTACTGATCCGGGACAATTTGCATCAGATGTTGGGCGTGTTGGAAGTGGGTTTAAAGACGCAGCGGGAGAATTTGCACAGGGAGACTTTTCAAGGCTTAAAGGTACAGCCGTTCCTGGAACTGTTGCTGGTTTAACATATTCTGCTGAAGCAGGTATGAAAGAGGCAGAAAAAATAAAAAGAGAAGCTGATGCACTAAATTATGATGCGGAAAAAAGAAAAAAAGAGCAGGAAAGAAAAGCTCTAGCTGCATTAGCGCCCGGTTTTGGTTATGCACAGGGTGGTATATCTTCTTTAGCCCCTAGATATTTAGATGGTGCAGGAGATGGTATGAGTGATTCTATCCGTGCCAATATAGATGGACAACAAGAAGCACGTTTAGCTGATGGTGAATTTGTAATACCTGCTGATGTAGTAGCAGATATGGGTAACGGCTCTTCAAATGCAGGAGCTGAAAGATTGTATTCTATGATGGACAGAATTAGAGAAGCTAGGCATGGAACAACAAAACAACCCCCCGAAGTTAATGTAAATAACATGATGCCCGCTTAGAGGAAAATATTATGGCACAACAAATAACTCAAGTATCCGGTGAAATACCCGGAGTTATAGCACCTTATTTTGAAGGGGATGCTGCAAAAGGTATAACTGGAGTATTACCAAAAGCGGTTGAACTTTATTCAAAAGGCTTTGACGATGTATATGGACCGGGGTCACAGTCACTTATGGGGATTGGTAGTGTTGCACCTATGTCAGCAGGGCAACAAGAACTAGGTAGACAAATTGCAGGTTTAAAAGCTCCTGATGCTTTTGCAACTGGGCAACAGGCGCAAGAAGCTGGAATTAGTGGGTTGTTAGCATCTCCGGGTAGGTTTGATAGTGCTGCAGCTCAAATGTATATGTCTCCATACCAACAAGCTGTCACAGACATACAATCTAGACAAGCCATAGATGCTGCTAAAAAAGCACAACTTTCTACAAACTTAGCGTCAGCTAGACAAGGTACGTATGGAGGTGCAAGACAAGCACTTTTACAAGGACAAAGAGAAGCAGGACTTCGTACACAATTAGGAGATATACAGGCTAAAGGCTTACAGTCTGCTTTTACAAATGCTCAACAACAGTTTGGGGCAGACCGTGCTGCACAATTAGCTGCAGCTCAAGGACTTGGTACTTTAGGCGCACAACAAGGTGCGTTAGGAGTGCAACAACAAGCAGCAGAGATGGATAGGCTTAAAACATTAGGTGCGTATGGTGATCTTGAAAGAGGTATCATGCAAGAAGGTATGGGAGCTGAAGCTGCTTACCAAAGAAGACAGGATGAGTTTGGACAACAACAGCTAGGTAACTTAGCTAACATTCTTCGTGGTGTTCCAACTACAGATACAACACAAACAACTGCTACACCTCCACCAAGTTTTGCATCACAACTTACAGGACTTGGTATTACAGGTTTAAGTTTAGCTAAATTATTAGGGGGTAGTTAAAATGATTCCAAATCAACAACCCGGATTACCTACTGTTCTAAATAAAGAACAAGCAGATATACAAGGTAAAGCACAGGCTTTTTTAATGTCTGGCGATCAAATTGGGTTTATAGGTAAACTTGCTAGTGAGGCACCAACTGAAATAGCTCCAGTTGTAAATGCTGCTAGAAGAATGGCAAAAGAAGCACAAGCTGCACAACAACCTCAAACTGAAAGTATTACAACTGCAGGTATGCGAGAAGTTGAACAAGCAAAAAGGGGATTAGCCGCAGCTTATGAACTATCTCAATCGCAACAGCAACGAGACCCAAGACAAACGGCTATTGCAGGTTTACCAATGCAGAAACAAATGTTTGCAGGTAAGAGAGCTGGTGGCATTGTTGCTTTTGCTGGGCCAGAGGGTTCTTTTGTAGATGCTTTGAGGAAACGTGAAGAGGATGAACGTATATCAGGGTTTGAAAGATTATTACGAGGCCCAGAAGGTGCTAAAGAAAGATACGAACAAAACCAAGCTCTTATACGAGAAAGACAAAAACTTGCAAATGAAGGTTTTGGACAAGGTTTTTTTGCAGGTTTGTTTAAAGATGAAACAGAAGCTGAGTATCAGGCAAGAATAGCAAAAAATAAAGAACGTGATAAAGCTCTAGCTGACACATATTTAAGAGATAACAAAGCGAGTGAACTTCGTAAGACAAATCAATCAGAAGAAATAACAAAAGAAGAACTTAATAAAAGAATAGCTGAACAAGATTCTCGTGATCCATTTAGAGGTCAACGTGTTTTTGAACCAGAAGTAAAAAAAGAAGTAGAAGAAAAAAAACAAACAATAGTACCTGAAACAGCAACAGATGCTGCTATAGAAAAAGCAGGAGTGGATACGAAACCTATGTCTGTTAAAGATGCTTTTGCACAAGCTGAGAAGTTATTAAAACCTGTAAATATTTCTCAAAATGGTGCAATTGGATCTGGGGTAGAAGCACCTGTAGATTTTTCTCAAAAAGCTGAAAGTATACTGAAAAAAGCAGGTGTAGATTTTAGTGATTCAGCAGCTACAGCCGCAATTAAATCAGAAAAAGCAGCATTAGCAGGTGATAAAAAAGAAGCTGTTTATATGAGTTTATTAGAACTTGGTTTTGCTATTATGGGTGGAACAGACCCCAATGCTTTAACAAATATAGGAAAAGCAGGTATGCAAGTTGCCCCTGCTCTTGCTAAACGAATACAAGCCACTAAAGATGCTAGAAGAAGAGTAACTGATGCTGAGATTAAATTAGAAGAAATTAGAAACAAGAGAGCAGAAGGAATAGCGGGTATTTCAGCTAAGATGCAAATGAACGCAGAAAATAACGCAGCGGCAGCACAAAGAACTTTCCAACGAGTAAAAGGCACTTTAGCTGTTGGTATACTTAACAATGACAGAGCTAGGGATGTAGCTGGAATTAAAGCAGACGCAACAATAAAGGCTCAAAAAATTGCTGCTAGTGTTAAGAGTTTAAGTAGAGCAGATTTAGCTATGAGGTATGCTAATGCAAATGAAAGTGAGAGAAAGATACTTGCAGAAGCTATTGAATTAGCTTATCCACAAACTAGCTCACAAATACTTCAAGAACTTGTGAGTAGTATGAATAAGGGTTCTGGCGGCTCTGGCACAGCTAGTGGTACTGTTTTAAAAGATCTAGGAAGTATGATACCGGGGTTTGAGGAATGACCCCAAGACAAAACTATGAAAGAATAGCTAGAAATTTAGTAAGAATAGCTAAATCAGATGTGCCTGAAGGCACGATAGATTCGTATTTACAAGCCGAAGGTTTAAATTATGACCAATTAAAAACAGCTCTAAAAGCAACAGATGACGAGCTTGACTTTAGTGACATAACTGGTCAAACAGGAGAGTTTTTTAAAGGTATTATTCCCGGTGCGGCAGGGTTAGTTGAAACTGCGGCTACAGGTATTGGTGCAGCTTTTGATGATGAAACAGAACAAACTATACGTGAGTCTGTAGGAGATGTTACTCAAAGTGTAAGAGATAAATTCACGCCAACTCCCGGATATGAAGATACTATTGGTAGGAAGTTTGGCGAAGCATTTGGTTCTTTTATTCCATTTTTAGCGTTTGCTCCTTTTGGTGTGGTTGGTAAAGTTGCAGTAAGATCTTTAGCTATGGGTGCGGGTGCAGGAGAAGCTAGGTTACGTGCAGAAGAGGCCGAAGCTACAGAAGATCAAAGAGCAACAGCAACAGCAAAAGGTATACCTGTAGGATTATTAGAACTTTTTGCCCCTGCTAGGATATTAAAAAAATTAGATACAAGTGTTATTGAAAGTGGTGTGCAGAGAGTTGGTAGGGCATTAGAGACAGGTGGTGTAGAAGCAGCTACAGAAGCTGCTGCAGGATACGCACAAAATGCAATTGCAAAAAGTGGGTACAAACCTGAACAAGAACTTGTAGAAGGTATAGGAGAAGATGCCGCATATGGTGGCGCAGTCGGTGCGTTAGCACAAGGGTTGTTTGACTTAGCCGTACCAAGAGCTAGAAAAATAGATCCTAAAAAAGTAACAGAAGATAAACCTGCAAGCCCTATAGCAGATGAAGACCAACTTCCGTTGTCAGGTATTCCTGAACCTACAGAACAAGAAAAAGAAGACGCATCTTTTATGGAGCAGGCGCAACAACGACTTGATCCTCAAGAAACTACTGAACAAAAAGAAGCTAGAGTTTATATAACAGAAGCTGAACAAGATTTAGTTAAGTTTGAGAACAATAAAAATACTTTACTAGAAAAACAAAAAAGAGCTTCTCCACAAGAACAAGGAAAAATAGAAAGAGATATACAAAAAGTAGAAGAGTATATAAAAAATTTAAAAGGAAAAATTGCAAAAAAGAAAAAAATACTACCTAAAGATAAAGTAAAAAAAGGATTTGTGCCACCTGACACTCCATCTGCAGATCAAGTAGATTTGTTTGCTGAACCAACACCAAAACCAGAATTAACACCAGAATCAACAGTGGTTGATAAATCTGTTTTTAAAAAAATAGGTGTAGCGTATGTTGGTAATTTAAAAAAAGAAATTGATGGTAAAGATTTAGCTGACCCTAAACAAAAACAAGAAGTTGTAAACGCATTAGAAAATTATCTACAAAAAACAAATGCAAAACAATCAACAATAGAAAAAGTAACAGCGTATAAAAATGAATTAGAATCTCAAGTAGAACCTGTAGTAGAACCTGTAGTAGAACCTGTAGTAAAACCTGAAGAAGTAAAACCTGAAGAAGTAAAACCTGAAGAACAAATAAACTTGTTTGATCCAAACACGTTTGAAGAAGCTCTTAATATTGCTAAAACAGCAGGAAAATCAGGAGTAGTTCTTACTCCTGAACAAAGAAGACTTTTAAGCGAAACAATAGAAAATGCTACACCAGAGCAAAAAAGTATTTTATTAAAAGAATATTATAAAGACACAATAGGAGATATAACTCCTGAAGAAGTAAAACCAGAAGAAAAACCTTTTTATAATAGACCTTCTATAGTAGAAGCTATATTTGCACGTGCAAGAAGATTAGCTGACGAAGATTTTAAAACAGATGCAGTAGTTAGAAGAGATGGAGAAAACATAGAAATAGACGATACATTTGTTGCTGGAGAAAATAGTATCTACACACCTAGTGGAGTTTTAAATAAATATAAGCCATATCAAGACACAAAAGAAATTGAAAAGAAACAAAAAAAAGAAGAAGATAAATATGGGTTTACCATAGATGATAAAAAAGGACTTAAAAAAGTTAAAGAACAAAAAGCAAATATTTTTAAGCTAAGAGCTATAGCAGGTGATTTATATTTTTTAAACTCTAAACCAAAAGATGAAAAATTATCTGTAGAAGACAAAAAACGATTAAAAGAAATCAATACAACCATTAGTCAGTTAAATGAGCCACAACAATTATATATAAACAATATAGTAAAAGAATTAAATGGGTTTGAAACAAAAAGTGGGCTTACACCACAAGATGCACTTAACTATAAAAATTTATACGAAAGAGTAGAAGATTTAAAAAAAGATTTATCATACACAAAAGATAAACCTGAAATTAAATTAATAAAAGAACAAATAAAAGAAGCTGAAATAATAAGAGATAACTTTAAAAATGAATATTTAAAGAATGACAAATTAGACAAAGCAGAAACTGAAAAATTTTTTAAAGCAATAGAAAAACCTTTATTCATTGGAGAAAAAGCAAAAGCAAAACTTAGAGGTAAAAAAGCAGTAGTAGAAGACATAAGTAAATCTGATATGGTAAAAACTGTTGAAGGTTACGTAGAAGAAGCTACTGCAGGTTGGAAAAACAAACCTAAAATAAAAGTTGTAGATGGACTACCTAAAGAGTTAAGTAGATTAAAAAAAATTCTAGATATAGAGCTTGATTCTTTTTCTAAAATAAAAGGTATATTTGATTCTAAAACTGAAATTGTTTATATAGTTGCTCCTAATGTATTAAACAAATCAGATGCAGTTAAAGTTATATTGCATGAGTCTGTAGGACATTATGGATTACGTGCCATTCTTGGCGCTAAATACGCAAGCACTATGCAAAGCATTTACGCCAATGCTGATCCTCAAATTAAAGACGCTATTAGAGTTAGAATGAAAAATGACGGCATCACCCAAAATGGAGCTGTTGAAGAAATGATAGCAGAAGCAGTAGAAAGTGGTTTTGTAGGAAGAAAACCTGCAGGAGGAACACAAGGATTTTTACAAGCGTTAAAAAACTTTTTAGAAGATGCAATTAGAAAAATAACAAAAGTTTTAAATAATAGTGGAATACCTATATTTAAAATAAAAACAGGTGAAAAAACTTTGTTTAAAAGAAGATTGGGGTTAGAAGATGCCGTTGCTCCTTCCTTTTTTAGAGATGTAACTGTAGCAGATCTTGTTGCTAAATCAGCCGACTTCGTATTTACAGGTAGGACAAAAAGAGCAGAGAGTGAATACATACCTAGTAGAGCTGAAAGAATTATGTTTAGTAATGCTAATAGCACTTATGATGATGTACTTTTTGACGGTTTTTTAAATCATAATATATCAAATTCAACTGGCCCAAAACCGGGATTATTAGAAACAATTACTTCAAATTTGTTTAACCTTGAATTTTACACTGATGGAGTTAAAAGACAGTTTTTAAAGTTTAAAGTAGCTGCAATGTACAAAGGTTCTTCTGTAGAACAAAAATTACAAAAAGAATACAACAATTTAATAAGAGATTCACTAGGTAATATTCGTCCTGACATATTTATGGTTATGGCAGAACATGCAGATACATTAGCTACTGCAGTTATGAAGTTAGGTAAATTAACTTTTAACAAAGATGTCGGTTGGCAAGCTACTGAAGGAAAGGATTCTTTATTTGGTGTAGTACAAAAAATAGCTGATTTTGGTTTAAAAATAGGCGATGCTAAAAAAGGACAAAGAATTGTAAATGATGTATTAGTTGCTATTAGAGCTGATGATCTACGAGGAAAAGATATAATCCCTGATGAGCTTTTACCAAGTAAAGAAGCTGTAGCAGATGCAAAAAAAATATTAGCTCGTCATGAAGAAATAAAAGAAATATTTGAGGAATTTACTAGATATAAAAATGGACTTATTGATGCTATGGTGCAGGCCGGACGTATATCAAAAAGTAAAGCTGACGATTGGAAAGCCGCTGCAGGATATATACCGTGGAATAGAATAAAAGATATAGAAACATCAAAATTTAATGATCCAAAATCATTTATAAAAGAATTACAAACTAAAGATTTACGTAAATTAAAAGGAAGTAAAGACGCTGAAATAGATGATGTAATAAATAATATGGTTGGATTATCTTTTTGGATGGTAAATAGCACTGTACGTAATCATGCGGCTGTAACTATTACAGATGCGTTTGTAAAAAATAAATTAGGCGCTGACAAAATTAGTAAGGGTAAATACGACAAAATGTCAAACGCAGATAAAGACAGAGTCGTTACTATTTATAGAAATGGAGAGCAAGAATTTTACGAATATGAAGATATTCTTGATGTATATGCGTTTAAAGGACTAGAAGTTGCGAGTGGCCCTATAATAGATGTTCTTACAAGTGCTTCTAACTTTTTAAGAAAAGCAGTTACAGCTACACCTCAGTTTGCAATTAGCCAATTAATTCAAGATAGTGGTCGTGCTATGTTGTTATCTGGCACTGATAACCCCTTTAGAGTAGCAAGTAGAGTTTTAAATCCTTTAAGTTATGCGTCTGTAAGATTAAATACAGACCCAACTGTAGACCAACTTAGAAGTTATGGTATTGTGGGTTCTTATGATTTAATGCAAGGTAGGGCGCAAGAAGAAATACAAGAAGAATTTGGGTTAAAACAAAAAAGCAATACTAGCAAATTTATTTCTTTCTTTGAGAATTTTTCTATAGCCTCTGATGCACAATTAAGAAAAGCTGTATTTCAACAAACTTTAGCTGAAACTAAATCAGAAAGATTTCCCGATGGGGACGTTCTTCTTGCAAGGTATAAAGCGCAAGAAATAATTAACTTTAAACGTCAAGGTGCAAATAAATACGTAGGTATATTAAGACAAACTGTGCCTTTTTTAAATGCTTACATACAAGGTATGGGTGTTTATTTTAGGGCTATGTCTGGTACAGGTATTAGTAATTTAGAAAAAGCAAAAGCACAAAGGCAATTTTTAGCAAATGGTTTTAAGATAGCAACTTTAGCTTCTATTTATACTTTTTTAGTTAGTGGTAATGAAGAGTATGAGGGGCAAAATGAATACATAAAAGATAAAAATTTTATTATACCCGGCACTGGTCGTAAATTACCTGTAGCCCCTGAAATAGGGTTTTTGTTTAAAGTTATTCCTGAAAGAACAATAAATTATATAATTAAAGAAGGCACTAATAATCCTGAAGATGCACAAACTTTTAGGCGAAACATATCAAGAGCTTTTATAGACGCATTTAGTGGGCCGGGTTTAGCGCCACAAGGTCTTAAAACACCTGTAGAAATGGCTATGAATTACTCGTTATTTAGAGATGCTCCTATAGTTCCAAGAGGTTTAGAAAATGTAGCCCTTAGAGAACAATTTACTACTTCTACTTCAGAGTTAGCAAAAATGATTGGAGCTTATTCTCCAGCTCCTTTAAGTCCTATACAAGTTGAATACTTTATTAGAGGTATGGGAGGTATTGCAGGGGGGATGTTTGTAGATGCTACAAATGTTATAAGTTCTAAAGTTATGGGTAGAAGAGACTACAATTTTTATGAATACCCAATTGTAAAAACATTTTCCTATGACAAGATACCGTCAGGACAAAAGTCAGAATACTATGAGTTTAGAGATGAAATAGATAGGGTTACTGATACTGTTAACATTTTAATAAATCGTATGGAGCCTGAAAAACTTCTTGAGTATTTAGAAAAAAATAATAACCTCAAACTTTACGCTTTAGGTCAATCAGTTAGAGCAGTACAAAATGCGTTATCAACAACTCGTTCAGCTAAAAAAATTATAGACAATGACAAAGATCTTAGTCCAGAAGAAAAAAGAGATAGAAGAAATAATTTAGATATGTTAGATAACGATTTAATATCAATTATTAATATTCCGTGGATTAAGAAAAACATATTAGAAAGATAAAAAAATCCCCCAATACTTGTGGAGTAAGATATTGAGGGACGGAGCGGCCTTTAAATTGCTTGGAAAAGGAAAGTTAAACCAAACAAAAGCCTGAGTGAAAATTAATTCTATCATTCTAATCTCCAACAACGCAACCCATACATATCTTTTTCTACAACTTGTTTGCATATAACCTTATATTTACGCCTTTGTGCCTCTTTATTTAAGTAATTAGCTACAGGTTTTACGTCCAAACAAGGTATAAAAAAAGAACTATTAACCGCAAATTTAGTCCACAGTATCTTCATCGGCAAATTCATCACCATCAGCATTTGCAAAAACCTCTTCGTTAAAAAAGTCTAGTCTGTTGGTATCAAATACTAAACAACGAACACCATCAGATGCCCCTGCTAACGTACCTGCCATCATACGTTTCTTTTTTATGCCTTTAAACGCCTTGTTTTTCTTATAAGGCACCAACGAGTCGTCATAACTTATAAAAAATCTACCACAATATTCTTGATATGCCGCATTAGATACATACAATATCTTAGTATCAGGCTCAAAACGAGCAACTAAAGACATGCGTGGTTCTTTTATTGCTCCCATTTCTATACCTGTACGTCTGTCTATTTTGCCATTTATAACAAGTATTCCGTGATAATACTTCTGTAAAAACCCTCCTAAAGATTCTCCTGATTCTACTAAAGAGTCTTTGTTACTCTTTCTGCTGTTTTTAACTAAATTAACCGCATGGTCAAATACAGGCTTTATAGATATGTCATGCAGCCCTAAATTTTTAGCTATTATACCTCCAGTTAACGCTATAGCTGTGCCTGCTGACCAAAACCTTTCTGTATTTTTTATTTCCGCTGCGTTATCTATTTTCTCGTTTACCTTATTTAATAAGGCAATAACTTCTGGTAAATTCATAGCACAATATTTTACAAATGGCTCTATGGCGTGTCCGTAATTATTATTTAACCTACCAAAATGCGTTTTAGACCACTTAGGGTTATCATATGGGTCTTGCTCCACTTTGTCCTCTAATATACGTAGTAACTCAGGTTCAGGAAAAGACTTAATAGTTAATAAAGCATCTTTTATTCTTCTATTAGATGAGGTAACTACAGGTATAGACCAAGTTGTATTGTTTTTTCTCTCCTTGTTTGCCTTTGAATCCATTCTGTTTTTGCCTCTACCTGATGTAATGTCATAAACTAACCTACCCATATCTTCAGGTTTTATGTCTGTTAACTCATCAATAGTAGGAGTTAAACTTTGCATAGTTCCTAACCTTTGTAGCCTGTGGTTATGTGTATCTTTGTAAGATAAGATTAAGGATTTTGGGTTTCCGTAAATACTATTTATTGTATGTAAGACAGTTGACTTTCCTGTTCCTCCATCTTTAGAGAACAAGTTTAATAAAAACCCATCAAGCATACCCTCACCAACAAATTTCATTAAAGGGCCGCCAAATCCCATAAAAAAAGCAAAAGCCCTGTTAACCCTGCTTTCTTCTGCATAAGCATTGATAATATCTTTCCAAGTGTGAAAGTCTCCCTTTGGGGTAAACATAGGAACTAAAGGTAAAGTAACGATTGTAGGAGGACTATACTCAATATCTCCGGTAGACTTTATTTCTTTATCGCCTAATATAAACGCACTGTCGTCCTCTAGCCAACCAAACTGCTTTCTTGCTACTTCTGCTTTACCTTGTGCTTGTAAAGATTCTACCGATTTATTTATATATTGCATAAGAAGATCCTGTTTTTTTCCTAAAGCCGTTACACCGTGAAAAGACACGGCACTTAAAAATTTATCTTTTGCTAAAGCAGAACTTAAAGGCATTAAAAAATCTCTAACACCATCTTTTGGTAAGTGCAATCTTAATAAAAGAACTTCTCCCTCTTCAGGATCATGTATTCTCTTGACTACATAAAAGTCATATGGGTATATACATTCGTCTTTAGGTACTTCATCACTGTTTTTTGGTATATCTGCTTTTCTATATACACCACCTACTTTACCCCTGTAGAAAGGAAATGGGTAAGTTGGTATATTATATGTTTTTTTCTTTTCAGTGCTACTTTCAACTGCGCTAACAACATTATCTTCTTTAGATGCTTCTATAATTTCTTTACCAATTACTATAGGAGAGGTCACTTTTAATGAACAACCTTTACACAGTTCAGGGTTTTCTTTCTTAAACCAACTACACGTATATGGCCCTTTAGTTAAAGATGCTTTCCTAAGTGCTTCTTCTTTATTGTAGTTAGGGTATTCCCTAGACATAATATTAATGGCTTTTTCTTTGTCTTCACATCTTTCTGCAATTGATAAAATTGATCTCCACAAGGGTTCAGATAATGTTTCTTGATTCTCATAGGCATATTTAATTTGAGCGCAACCTTTATCTTTCATAGATTTAGAAAAGATTGTCTTAAACGTATTTTTGTAATTAGCTTGTAGGGCTAAAGTAGTAGCATCTAATTGACGAGGAAAGTTTTTACTTTTTAGTTCATCAAATATGGATACCTTTGCCTTTAAAATATGCTCTATAGAATCTAAATTTATACTATCTTTTTGAGATATAACCTCCACTGGTTTTGGGTTGTCAATGTCTTTAAAATTTAAAGTTTCTGGTACACGTAGTATTTGAGCAGAGTTTGCTGTGACCCCACCATCTACTAAAAACTTATGCTCTTCACACAAATCTTTTAACGCATTTGCCATAGCAATCCATTTTAAAGATTCTATAGTTTTATTTAAAACCCAATAAACGTGAAGACCATTTCCTGAATCAACTATAAGAGTTGGCTTTGGTAATTGAGTAGTCTTACAAAATTTCTTTAAAGCAGTTAAACCTTCTTTTTTATCTTTGTATGGTTTTAGTTCTCCACAATCTATGTCTATAAAAAAAGTTTTAAGTTCTTTAGCACATTCTTTTGTACGATGTCCTGCATCATCATAAGACGCAAGTGCAACATAAACATCCCATTTTGTCTCTAAAAATTTATCTGTATGCGCTATTAATTCATCTAAAGTATTACAAAATTTTTGACTTGATTTTTTTCTCGTTGCTCCCGGAGCATCTTTTAAAGATACAAAACAATACGAACCTGTAGAAGGTAAAACGAAAGAAAAGAAGTCCATTTTTGATAACATAAAAATGTCCTTTCAGTAAAATAAGGGGGTATAAGACCCCCTTAGTCCTTTAATTTACTAACTAATTTTTCTACTTTCTGTAAATGCGGCTCACAAACTTTTGTAGATCCTTTAAACCAATTGTAAACTGTCATACGTGATACTTCTAAGAACTCAGCAACATCAGTTACAGGTATATCGTTCTTAACACACATAGACCCCAATTGGACACCTAGTAAACCTTTATCCGCACCCTCGATTGTATCTATAAAGTTTTTTGAATAACCTTTTGACATATATCACTCCTCGTCATCATCCCACTCGTCCAAGATTTTACCTAAATCTTTTTTGGGAGCAGGTGCTTCTTCTTTTTTAGTTTTAACTTTTTTAGGTTCTTTTACTGGCTTAGTAAGTTCTTTTACTTCAACATCTTCAACATCTTCTGCAACATCAACATCTACAGTTGTGCTATCAGAACTCTTAGAAGATTGAGAAAGAACCCAATTGTTGTAAGAATTTACCCACTCGTTAAAGTCGTTAAATGTTGTCTGATCTTCTTTACTCAAGTCAAACAAATTCTCAGTGTCAATAGATACTTTAGGCAAGTAAAATTTAATCCCACTAGGAACTGATTTTTCTTCAGTGCTTAGTTTCAATTCGCATTGAGGAAGAATAAGATTTTTTGTAACCATTTTATTAATAGGAACACCCAATGTTTTAAAAGCATCTCTATTATCTACTTCCCATACAAAAGGAATAGGTTCTACAACAGATACTGTTTCGCCTTTTTCATTAGTAGCTTGATTAAAAGTTGCCAACCCAAAAAGCACTCTAACTCTCTTAATGCTTTTCATTAAGTCTTTTGTTTCCTGCGGTAAGCTATCAAAGTCTTCTATGTACTTACTAGATCGACCACAGTTAACACCACCATCTGTATCTTGTAAATCAGATTTTAAATCTAAACCCATAACTGATTTAACGTAACGTCCAGACTCTCCATCTCTTACATACCTTTTGTACATAAACCTTTGGTTAAATAATCTTATAGAAAGGTTTTCTTGATATATTTTTGAGCCATCAGTATCAAGACGCTCTAGGCAAAATTGTCCTGCTTCTACTACTTGATAAGGTACATTCTGTTTACCTTTTATAGTAGCTGTTCCTTCAACACCCTTGTGGTCTATTTTTAATCGTGGCAATGTACTGCCTTGTTTTTTTGCAGTTGCATCAGCACTCATACCCATGGCTTTTGCTAAAGCATTTAGATCACTCTCGCTGACGTTGGTTAAAGATAGGTTTGACATAAAGTTCTCCTTTTATTAAATGTCAGATGACATGCCCATTACATGCACCAAGTTAGAAAAATTGTTTTTATTTGTTATATCTAAATCTGATTCATCAAAAGATGTTTTGAAAGATACGTTAATTGCTTTTTTTACTAATGCAGAATCTGCTTGTTTTAATGCTTCATCAAACTCCTTATCCTCTAAAATACGCACTGGTTGAAAAGTTATACGAGTGCCATAATCGTCTGAGTTTAAACACATCTCCGTTACAACTGATGTTATGGGAGCGCCATTCTCAGCTATTTTTTTGCAGTATATTTGTAAAGGCCATTTCTTTACTGTACCCTGCCCAAATATAGATTTAGATGGTATGTTTAACTGATAGATATGCCCACCAATATCACTTTCTAAAACTACAGCAATACGTTGTTGAAACTTACATGCACGACTGTTCCCTGCACCGGAACCTTTAATATTTTGACTGCATGTGACACATGTGTCTGCTTGAATCTTGTCAGAGGACTCATGCGGTTTAACACCATCAATCGAATAACAATCAGGTTTTCTATAATTATTTTCATCATATTTACCTGTGTAATAAATTCTTGATATATGTTCAGCCGCACCTACAATCACTACATTTAATGTAGCTTTATCCTCACGATCAATTTCTCTCCCATCAGAGAGAAACCGCCACATGTTATTTTGAATACTTATTCTTTTCATTTATGATTTTCTACGCACAGTTACTGCATATTTGCTATCTACGTTTAATCCCGGAGGTAGTTTGTCAGGGTTTTCTTCAAGATAAGTTGACATATTGCCTTGTGCTATTCGTTTTTCTAACAAGTCTAATTGATCGTTGTCTTTAACAAACTCATACATAGAGTTCCAATCCGTTGTCCAATATCTTTTAGAAACTCTCCTAGACACAGTGCCAAATTCAGTACGTAAACTATCTGCGCCTGTTTCTTTGCATACGTCTAAAAGAGCCGTCTCAACTTCTTTTAGAGTGTCTTTCAAATACTCATCTTTCTTATCGTATTCGATTTGTAACTCTTTACGTTTATCCCTTATTTTTAGATAAACCTTGACCAATTTATCTACTTTCATTTCTTCCCCTTATTAGTATTAAATATCACTATTAATTATTATAAGTAAATCTTTTACAATGTCAAGCGTCTTCTAAAATATTATTGTATAAATCTATCAACTTATTATGTATGTCGATTTTTGATTGAAGCATCTTGTACATTCTTTTTTCCACAGCCGAACCTTGTAAGTGAACCACTGTGCAAGGATTCTTTTGTCCGGCTCTATGAACTCTTGCGTTTGCCTGTAAATACGTTTCTACAGACATAACTGCTGACCAGTACACAACAACATTTGCGGCATGTAAAGTTACACCATGAGATGCGGCTTGTGGTTGGATAATTAATACTTGTGGTTTATCTTCTGTTTGAAACTTATTAAATATATCCGTTCTTTTATTTACAGAAACATCTCCATGAATTACTTCACAGTGGTATTTGTTTTTAACAAGATAATCTTCTATTAAATTAATTGCATGTCGATAAGGTGCAAACACAATTACTTTGTGGCTTGCTTCGTCAATTACTTCAGTTAAAACTTTTAATCTATTTGATACGTCAAATTCAACTGTTTCTTTGTTGTCTGTATATACTGCACCGCAAGATAACTGTAATAACTTATTTAAGTTTGCGGCTGCATTAACTGTTGTTATTTCTTCTCCTGCGGCTACTGCCAACATATTTTTTCTAAGTTGCTCGTAGTATTTGTCCTGTTGTTTTGTTAAAGGAATATTTCTTGTGGTATATGTCATGTCAGGTAAATCTAAACATTCTTCCTTAGTAAACCTAATTGCAGGTTGTAATGCTTCATGCACTATATCTTCTGCTTTATCTTTTGGCCGCCAAATAAACTCAGATACTTTATACATAACAAGATCTTTAAAAGATCCAAAATATTTCGGTACGCCAGTGGGATTAATTATTCTCGCTAACCCATAAGCATCTGTTGGTGCCTGTGATGCAGGTGTGCCTGTCATCATCCAAATCCATGAATGAGGTTTTATAATAGAGTTTAAAACTTTCCATCTTTTTGTAGTAACAGTTTTATATGCGTTAGCTTCATCAACTACGATTAAATCAAATTCGTTTTTATTAACTTCGTCTCGTATAATTTGTAGTCCATCATAATTGCATATGACAAACTCTGCGTCTGAATTTACTATTTCTATTCTTTTATCTTTGGAATAACTATGTGCTATACCAACTGACCTGTGTATAGCAAATTTAAATAAATCAGCTTGCCAAGCCGATTGCATTATTGATAAAGGGCATAGAACTAGAACTCTTTTTATCAGTCCTAATTTCATTAGATAGTCAGCCGCCCATATAACACTTCCTGTTTTCCCCGTGCCTTGTTCGTTAAATACAAACGCACGTCTATGTAATGTCAGGAAAGAAGATGTTTTCTTCTGGTGTTCAAATGGTTTATACATACCTCCCCATTTGTAGTTAGCCATGATAGGGGACGGCACATTTTTTATTTTAAGATTTTTTAATACTTGGGCTTCTTCTAAACCCCATTTGACTACCACTTGATGTGAGGTTATTGATTTACTTTTTGGTATGACAGAAGTTATTTTTTCCGGCTGCTTTACTTTAAGCAATAAAGCCTTGTTGTTTATGATCTCCACGTACTCTCCTTTTAAATACTCGTATCGACCAAAGTATCATTTTTAATAATACTTAGTCTAGTTTAAAACTCAGCAAACACTATTTTACTTCTTTTTTTTATAGTTGCGTGATCTATTTTTGTTTTTTGATTCTATCTTATATCCGTCTTTATTTGTACCGCCTTTACTCAATGGTTTCTTATGAGAAATATCTTTGCCCTCTCTCTTATCTGCTTTACCATTTTTATTTAAATCTTTACCTTTTTTATCTACAGCACGTCTTGCACGTTGGCGTTCCATTCTTGCTTTATGTTCCCCACGTGCTTTTTGTTTTTTATATTCTTTTTTATAAGGTCTTTTTTTATTTACATAAGGCATGTTATTCCCCTCGTCCATTGTGCGAACAACTTAATATTGCACAATAGTTTCTACAAGTAAAATTTGGTTTAGCGTTCCACACATCTGTGTTTAAAGTATTTTCTAAGTCATTAGTATTAGATACCCAATACTCCCAACACTTATCTTGTTCTCCAGCACTAAAATTTTTCTTAATAAGTTCTTTAGTAATTATAAACAATAACCCTGCTTTTATCTTTTTTATTTTAGGAAAATGCTTAAACATAGCTAAAGACAGTATTTCTAATTGCTTTACATCAGCATACCTACTGCTCTTGCCAGTTTTATAGTCTATTAGATATGCTTTGTTATCTCCTAATACTATTAAGTCTGCGATACCTCTCCACCATACTTTTTTGTCAAAGAACCCACATGGTTGCAAATCCTTAGTTAAACCCATTCTGTATTCACACAGTCTGTCTCCCTTAATTTCTTTTATCTTACAAAGAGTTTCTTCTAAGTAATTTAATTCTTTTGGTAAAGGGGTGTTTTCTTTCACATAAAATTCAGCCGCTTGGTGTACTCTGTTGCCAAACAAAAGGGCTTCACTTTGAGGTTCTACAATATCTTTTAGTATTTTAAGATGATGGTATTTTTTAGGGCATTGTTTAAATAAATTTATAGCCGAATAAGACCATGTATAACTCATTTAATCTCTCCATAGTTACCACCAAACCCTACTTCACAATCTAATGGTAAATCTTGACACCAATCTGGTCGCCATTTCATACAATCTCGCACAAATTCAACTGCTTTTTCAAGGTCACTATCAGGAACTACACAAGCTATAGCATCATGAACTGTAAGCACTACTTTGTATCTTTTAGATATCTTCAACATCTGTTCCGCAATTATACACCTAGCAAGGGCTTGACATATGTTCTCTATTAACTTACCACCATATATTTTGGTATAACTATTTCTAGTCTTGTATTCATATTGAGGTCTGCCATCAGGGTCATACACCTTACGTAAACCTGTGTACTGTTGCCATAATTTATTAGGTAATAAGAATCCTCTTTGTTGGGGGTCAAATCCCAAAACCCCATGTTTGCCTAAAGTATTAGCTGTGATATCTACCATGCTATCTAAACATTTATGCCCTTGTTTCCATAGGTTTGATATATTGCTATAAGTTCTTCTATAAACATCAACAATATGTGTTGACTCTTCAAGAGATATCTCTGTGCCAAAAGTTTTTAATTGGCTCTGAAACTTAACTGCTCCCATACCATAACCACAACCTAATATAGTGGTTTTACCTACAAATCTCTCAGCTTTTGTAACCTCGTCAACTGATTTGTTATATATCCCAGCCGACATAATTTTATAAACATCTTCCCCATTTGCAAAAGCATCTACTAAATCATCTTGTTCTGATAACCATGCAAGAACCCTTGCTTCAATCTGAGAAGAGTCGGCATCAACTATTGTGTACCCATCTAGTGATTGAATAGCTGTCTTTAACTTGTTTGCATCATTACCTCGTGACGGCAAGTTTTGAAGGTTTATTTTATCTGATCCCCCCCATCTGCCTGTGTGAGCCGCATAGTATTTAAGGGGAACTGGCATCAATCCACGACTAGCTATACCAATAAATCTTTCTGTTCTAGTTTCCTCTAAAGTAGTTTTGTTACCTAGTCTAGCGGCTACTAATATCTTTATATCTTCATTCTCATGATCAGCTAGTTCTTTAAACTCTTCATCAGTCTTTGCAAAAGCCCATGCCTCCTTGCCTGTTCTCAAACTAATCTTCTTAGGGGGAACAACACCTTTTTTATGTAGCAACTGCGCAAATTTATCGTTACTCATGAGAACGTCTTTACAGGTGTTTGAATCTTTTAATAGCTCCGCCTTCCTTATTTTCGTACTATTTAAGTGATCCTCCAATAACTTAACATCTAGCTGTAATCTAGGTTCTGTAAACATCTTGAGGGTTATATCAATAATTTTTAATTCGCTGCGGGGGAAAACACTATAGAGTTTCTCAAATAATTTATATGTGAGATATACGTCATTGCGACAGTATCCACCATAGCGTTCTAGTTCAGAGGGGGAAAAATCTGACCTACGTTTACCTAACGCATCTAAAACTTCCGTACCTTTTTCTCCTAGACCATATCTTTTTGAAAGATTAGCAAGGCTTACAGAAGAGTATGCTCCATTAATTGCACGTGCCATACATAACGTGTCAGCTAATTTGTAAGGGTGTATATTAAAATACCAAGATAAAATAGCACCATCAAACATCATGTTGTGTGCTAGTACAACAGCTTTATCCCAATTAAATTGAGACAACCATTCTTTTGTTTCTTCTCTAGTGCCAGAAAACCATTCTGTTTCTTCATCGTTAACTTTTAAACCAACACCAATAACTTCAAATTCTTTACTACGTATATATTCCTCAGTAGTTATTTTTGATAACGAATATTTTTTATCGTAGTAAGTTTCAAAGTCTATAGTTATAAGCATTACAAATCTACTTTGTTCAGTAAGTCATCAAACCTTTTACCTTTAACTACAAACTTCTCCCTCTTGTCTTGGGAGTTAACTCTTATACTAAATATTTTTTTATCCACAAGATGTTTGGTAACACGATAATGTAATGTGCTAGGAGATGCTATAACATGTTCTATTAAAAAGTCAGTAACTCTAACATCTCCTTTATTCCATTTGTCTTGAGCAAACGCAATTATTTTAAGATCCACAGAATCTAAACTGTATACTTTTAATAACTTTACAAATCTTTGCAAAGTAGACGTTTCTTGTTTCATAATTTATTTCTCATTATTGAATAAAAATGCGTTGGTTTTTTTGAGTTACCTTTTATATCTGTAAATTTTACTTCTACCACCTTATGTTCTAAAAGCACTGGTAAATATCTTTCAATGCTACGTACACTTACTTTCATTTTTCTTGATAATTGTTTTTTAGATAGGGCGTAGTTTTTTTCTAAACATTTAAACAGTTGTATTTGTCTTCCAGTATGAGGTCTTCTCAAAGAGTTCTCCCCTCTAGTATTTGACAAGTAGTTAACATAGTCTCAACATCTGAAATATTTTTTTCATTAACAACAATAGCTATACCATTATTGTTTTGTATATCTCTTATATTTTTTAGTTGTAGTGCTGTAGGTTTGTTCTTACCTGCTTTACATTCAATACCAAAAAAATGTCCTTTATAACAACCTACAATGTCCGGCACACCACTGCTACCATAACCACCTGTCATAGGATAGAAATAATATGCCTTGTGTTCTTTCAGTATCGCTACGACTTTGTTTTTAACTTTCTTCTCAGGTGTCATTATTTTTTAAGGGAAAGATATTATCCAGTAGTTGTGTGTATTTTAAAGGTTTTATGTCAGACATCGTTCTAGCGTGACGATAATTAAATAAAAAATTAGGTTGTTTAACCCTCCACTTTCTAAAAGAAATTATATTTTTTTCTATTTTATCGCCTACAGGGTCTTGTTCAAAAAGTCTAGCTTCCACATAACCTGCTTTTTTGTACTGCACCCATTGTAAAAACATATTTCTTTCTTTAAGATATTCTTCTAATATTTGTGTGCTTTTGAGAGATAGTCCATCAAAATGTTTAGTCGATTTGTCACTAAATTCCATAAAGTTTTGGTAATTTTCAAATAATATATCTCCGACATATATAAATTTAGGCCTTCGAATTATTTTTTCACCATTAAATTCTTCAGCGTATGGTATACGATGAAATTTATTCTTTAACCATTGGGGCATACTCGAATTGTGTATATGAACTTTAAGAAATTTCAATGGGAATTTAGTATATAAACTTCCATCATATCTTTTAGTCACTTTATCATTGGGGCTATACATTACGATTGGTTCTGGTTCTGGTAACGTAGTAGGAGGTACCCAATATGGTTCTGGTAACGGAAGAGGAGGTGTCCAATCAAGTTTTTTACTTTTTTTCTTTTTACTTTTATTAAAAATTGCAATTGGTAACTTTGTCTTTTTACTTTTATTCATAGCCATAACTCATCTCCTTATTTTTCCAACTGTTCTATTAAGTACGTCAACGTGTGGTGTGCTTTTTTAATATCTTGTAATCCACCTTTGCCGTCAACATCTTTAACATTCACTCGTGCTAAATATTTAACAGTAGTGCCTAATAAAAATCCTTTGAACTGTGCAGGACTTAGCCATTGTCTTAAAACTTCCCACGGCTCTGCCCCCATATCTTTATAATGTGTACCACCAATTTGTGTGTCAGTTGCATCAGGTTCTTTTTTGCTAAACATTATTTAATACTCCTTTTATTAGGTTTTTTAGCATTAGGTTTTTTAGCATTATTATATTTTTTCCTTTGGTAATCTTCATACAATTTTTTACTATCCAACCCATATAAATAATTCAGACCGGGCAGGAGAAGTTTTAATAACTTTTTCCTTGATATAGGTTTACTCATTCAATAGACCCTCCAAATATATGTGTGCCTATGTGGTTGAACTTTAACTTAGTGTTTGCAAAAACTTTCCC